TCATATACTCCGTCATCTAAATAATTTGTTCCCGTATAGTCCTGTATAGAATCATCAGTAGAACTGCTATATGTAATTACACCTGTAATGGGGTTAGTTGTAAAAACTGTATCACTAACAATAGCCGCCCAATATTTATCGCCAGTTCCCATACTTCTAACATAGCCATAATTTTTATCTGCTGTATCTAAATAAAAATTAATTCCATTTTGGTCTTTACCTAAAACTGTAAAGTAATTACTACCTTGTTTAAAACTGCTTACAGGTCTTTTTTCGCCTGTAACCAAATATCGAACCCATATAGGACTCTCATTGTAAGCTTGAAAAAACCTACGGTTAATAAATCTAGATATATCATTTTGTTCTTCAGCAGTAAATGAATCAACACCTGCTAATGATTTTATTAACTTAAATAAACTTCCGTAAGTTCTAGTTTGCATTATATTTTATTGGGCGACAAATCAGAAAAATTCCTCTGATAATATTGTAAAAAATTCTTAGAATGCACTTCCTCGTGTCCGTACTTACCTGTAAGTCTAAAAAATTCTCTTGCAGGCATTGTTGCTACGCATCGACCCAGAACAGGGTGCGTTTTTCCTTTAGTGTCTTGTGCTTCTTTTCGTGCTTGTTGTACACGCAAATGCTCGGTTTCTTTTTCTAACTTGAAACCACTTTTAATTTCATTCATAAAAGCTTCGTCCAACTCTCCGTCAGTAAAGCTTCTAGGTATATCTGTAATGATGTCTGACATAAATAAAATGGCAGGGGGCTTTCGCCCCCGAACCAAAATAATATTATCCGTTTAAACGTCTAATAGCTAATTGAAGTGTAAGTTTACCAGAGGTACTTCCATCCAATGCTGATGCTGAGATAACAGTAATGTTACCATCTGCAGCTGCTACAATTTTAGTATTGTTAGCATCTCCACCATCATCAAGAGATGAACCTGTGTCTACTTTTACTTGTACAGTATTAACATTAGAGTTAAGAATAAACGCTTCTGTTACTGCAGCTCCTGCTGTTACAGTTGCATCATATCCAACTTTAAGGTTAGAACTAACGCTGAATGCTTCAGTAATATTCAAAGCAGCGCCATAAATGACATCTCCTTTTTTAACAGGAATATCAACTTGTGTAGTTGTGTTTCCTGCTGCTGTAGTGAAGTCACCAGGTGTTAGTATAATCTTATCGGTATAACCGTCTGCGATTTCGTTAATAGTTAATCTTGACATAATTTATAATTCCTTTCTGTTAAGCTACAATTTTACCGTGTGCTGCAGGGTGGTATACACCTAGAGTCAACGCACAATCAACAAATCCACGTTCGCCACCACCTAAGTTAGGTAAGCGTGTGCTTCCCATAGGGATGAGGTCGTGAATACCAACATAGTTAGGATTGATAATATAACCATCAGCGTGGTCAGTATTTGCTCCAGTAACTGTAGCAGGTGCTGTATCTGGGTTCATATTAACAATTGACACTACTCCGTGGTCTGACTCATAGAGTTCAACAGACAACTTAATAGTTGTTTGTCCTTGCTCCATGTTTACTTGACGCATATTTGTAGCTGCATCAACATTTGCACTTAAACGAGCAAAGTCAGAAATACGTCTACGTAAGCCAGTATCAGCAACAAGCATCATATTTGAAGATTCTCCTGTTTGACGGAAGATTTCAGATAGCTGTGTATTAAGGATTGTCTCAGTATAAGCATTACCTGCGTCTGAGTTATTTGCAGTTGGTGTAGCATATGCTGCAGGAATATCGGAAGGTGTACCTGCGATAGTTGTTCCGTCAGCTAACCATTTACCTAAACCACGTAAGCCATAATTAGTTCCTGCACCGTTCTCTACAGAGCGGTCATTGTCACTAAGGATAGTAGCTTCAACGTCACGTTTAAGTTCACGAATTGCTTTTGATTCAGCTTGAGCAACTTTAGCAGGACCAACAGAGTCAACAGCTTCTTGTAAATCAGAAACCATATAATCTCTACGGAATTTTTGCACGTAGTTACCAAGACGAGCGCGTTCTGCGAATTTGTCATCGAATGTAGTGACATCTGCACCTTCAGAGACACCTGTGGTGACTGGAGCTTGCAATTTGTCTACTGTCCATTCAGAAAACGTAGCCGTAGCTTTTTTCTTAGAGGCGGATGAAAGGACTGGTGTTTCTTCTGGCGCAAGGATTGTTAAGACATCTGTCAAATCCTCACGGTTAGAAACAGCAGAACCTGGATTAGTTGTATCGAATGTATTTGAAAACGACATAATTTTTAAGTTTTACTTTCTATTTTGCTTTTGTAAGGTTCTAAGAGCTACAAAATCACTAACACTTCCAGAGGTCTGGAATTGTTTTGCAGTTTCACTAAGCTTTTTAGTTGTTCTTGGTACAGTTTTTTCAGATTTAGCTGCTACGGTAGAAGCACTTCTAGGAGGTGCGGATTTAATGGTACGAGGAGTAGTCCGAGTTGGTGGCAAAACTTTTCTGCCGTACATACTATTTGCTGCATGAGCAACTATGTATGGCATCTGTGCCGATACTTCTGGATTAATTTTTTGTAAATCGATTAACCTTTTATCGTTAATCATAGCATCGTACTTTTTGTACGCTTCGCTATTTTTATTTTTCATCCATGGTAACTCTTGTTCTGCTTTTTCTGCAAAGGCATCTCTTGCTTGAATAGCCGCGTTTTTCTTTTGTAAGGTCTGCATTTGTGCAGGTATAAACTTACGAAGAACATTTTGCGAATGCCTCATTGTTTTGCGTACTTCAGCTTTGGTTAACTCTCTACCATCTACTGTAGCAATAACATCATCGGGTGAATAGTCTCCCTTTTCGTATAACAAGTCTTCAGCCCAGTCCACAACTTCTTGCGCACTATTAGCCTGTTCTTGTAACTCTTGAGGGTTCTCGATGTGCTTTAAAGGATTATCTTTTACTACAGGAACTTTTTCTTTTTGCTCGCTTTGCAAGGTATTAAGTTTTTGTTCCATTTGTTCTAAGCGTTCTTCGGCATCCTTACGTTTTTTAGTAAGTTCGCCATAGCGTGCTACTGCACGACTATTTAACTTAGAAGATAATGATTTAAGTTCATCTTCCGATAAGTCATCTATATCTAACTGTGAAAGAACATCTGCTTTGGTTTCTTCAACTTCGGATTCGGTTGCACTCTCATTAACAACTTCTTCTTCAACTTGGGATTCCTCCGCTACTTTGGGTTCATCTTGCGATAAACCTGCCCGTTGAGCCATAAACTCTGCAGGCGTTAAACTGTTATCCGTATTTTTTTGTTCTGACTCTACGTTGTCAGTCGTGTTTTGTTCTGTCATAATTGTCCACTTTCTTTGCGCCAAAGCGATTGCGATTAAAAGTCATTATACAACCTTATACAAGCTTACTAAAAGTACCATCGTGTTTCTTACGAATGGACTCCCAATCTGACATCTGAAGTATTTGGTCATACGTTAAAATTCTACCAGAGATTTGCTTCATATTGTCACCATCTGCTTCGTGCAGTTCGGCTATAGCTTCTTCTCTTAGTGAATGTATTACAGAAATAAACACAGCAAAGTGTTCATTGTGCTGTAAGAACTTGAGGGCTTGTGCTAGACTCATTGATTAATACCTTGTGTTTGCATTGCACCCATAGATGCAGGTTGTGTACCTACTTTACCTATCTGGGCGTTTTGTGCTTGCTGTTGCATAAAGGTATATTGACCAATGTATTTTTGTAATCTAGCTTGGAAAGCTTCGTCAGTCTGCGCTCTCTGTGCAATATCTGGTTGCTTAACATAGTTTTGTATTACTTGCATTGCGACTTGCGCACCATTTGGTCTAGCAGGCATTTCAATTCCTGCAAAAATCTTAGCTAAGTCATCGGTAACATCTTGCATCATCTTATCTGCTGCTTGTTTACCTTCTTGTAAAATGCTATCTGCCATTACAGGGTCAATAGAATTAGCTACAGTTTCTAGTAAAGCATCCATATTGATACGACCAGAGCGGTCTAACTGAGTAAGCGACACTAAAGAGTTTAGTTTCTTCTCTTGTGTATCCTTGTCAGTATTCAATACATCATAAGATACTACAATATCATAGCCTTCTTCTGCACTACCTTTAGAAAATTTCATAGGGTCTGGACTACCAGTAACCTTAAAGAAAACTTCGTCTGGCCCAAATCTTTGAAAGCACTTCCAAGTCATCTGCAATACTTCTGCAGCATGATTTAAGAACTTGTCTATCAAGAATTGTCTACGTATAGGAGCTAATGGGTTTTCAAAATCTAATCCTACTAAAGCATCTGCCTGTTCCTCTAAGGTTCTTTCTATTTCTATAGAACCTGTTGGTGGTGGTGGCGTAGGTGCAAAGTCTAAATCTCCTTTTCTTCTGTAAGGAATCATTCTACCAGGACCCCAATCCGTTGGTGCTTGTCCTACTGGATGCAATATCGGAGGTAATGTAGCTAAACTGTTTCTATCTATTCTAGAATCACGCTCTACCTTTACTTGGTTCTGTATACCACGTAAAACATCTGGAATAGTCATTGTATCGTAAAGTCTTTTAGAATCTTCAGATAACTTAGTAACTACTACAGGGTAATCTTCGTATCCATTAAGTAATTCAAACTTAGCGTAAGCAGGACTTTCGTCTCCTCCACTATAATCTTTATGAAAGACTGTACAGTAAATACCTTCTGAGCCATCCTCTTCGTCAAATAATCTTTGATAACCATAAACGATTTCAATTAAATCATCTGATTCATAAATACTATCGCTTACATTGTTTGCTCTACGCCCCTCTTGTTCATTCTCTATAGAGTTTATATTGATACCTCGGTAGCGTTCAATCATTACATCTACAAAGTCTTGGTCCCATCCATCTGTTACTACTTTATTTTCTAGCTCTTGTGCTGTGTAGTACGTACGCCAAAAACAATAAGGCGCTCTTTGTGGGTCTGTTACATAGCTAGGAAAAAAGAAATCTCCATCGGGTGCAAGTGTCTTTACCTCTGGGGCATCTACTTGTCTTCTTACTGTAGGTAATTCTGCTTTACCTGTTTCCCTTAAATCTTCTATGGCCTTCTTTGCTCTTTCGGAGTTTACTCCTGGGAACGCAGCAATCATTAAGTTTATTACATTTTCTATTTCATCATTGTCTGCTATAGACTGAGCTATCTCTGGAGATGCTGTTGAAATTTGTTCAAGACTTATTTCTTGTAAAAACTTTCTGTCTTCTCTTTGCCATCCAATGTATGTAACTAAAATGCCTCGTTCTAATAAATAGTTAGCACCTAGTTCCATTTCTTTCTTGAATCTAGGTATGTATCCACTAGAAATCATCCACTTTAAAAAGTTGGATACGATTCTAGCTCTAGGAATATCAGAGGTTTCTGTTGGAAATGCTCGTACGTTTGCTCTGGATACAGCAGACATAAACATAGATACAAGTCTAGTTATGCGTTCGTCAATAACATGGGACTCAATATCAGATGCACCTTCCCAAGGAAAAGCATCTGCACCGTGCTTGCGGTGGTCGCGGCTTTTCCCATTCCACCAATTACGCCTATCATCATAACTTGTTCTGCATAAGTCAAAATAATACTCAAGGTCGGCAATAGTTTTACTGTATGCCCAACGCAAAGTTTGTACGTCTGGCGTTTTGCTTACATAAGTAAGAGCTTTAGAGGCTTCTGTTTCTTCCATTGCGAAAAATTATAACACATTAATCAACACTAGGAGGCTGCACCCATTTAAATTTAGGTTCTTCTTCCTTGTTGTCTACTTCTATATAAACATACTTGCCAACTGCACTTGCTCCTTGCATTCGTCTAGGCATTAAAATCGGAATCTTTCTAAGCATTTCTTTTATGTATACATAAGAGAACTTAGGATTGGGGCAGACAGATAAAACTTTACCTCTGTATACTTGTGCTACAGGGATAGATGTATCCATTATATCTTGTCCTTCTTCGTTTATCCACGTGCTTTTGCCACGTCCTGTGACCATATCTTCATCAAGATGCAATGAGGAAATTTCTAATGCTTTATCAAAAGAAATCCCCATTTCATCCGCTATTTCTGTTAGTTTTCTTTTAGGCATTAGTATCCTCCTTTAGATTTGCGGGTTGTAGTTAAATTATGTCCGTCTACATGGTCGGGTCCTTCGCCACCATTGGACATTCGTAAATATCTCAGTACATCAAAAAAGTCTTTTAGTGCTTCGTCTGCTTTACCCTTTGCGTTGTAGTTAATAATGCTGTCTATAAGATTGCCGCAATCTTTATGAATATAGCACAGGGGTCTATTAGCATTGTCTATTTTTACATCGGGGTTGTAGTTAAACCAATCGTCTAGGGCAGAGATACCCATATCTTCACCTCTGCCATCAGATGGCACGAAATCCATACCGAAGTCGCTGAAGGATGTAAACAAGTCATCATTGTTCTCATTCTCCCTAGCAAAATACCTAGAGTCACCTATTCGCTCAAATACTTTAATCCCTAAGTCGGACTCTATGTCCTTGAATAGCTCTACATATCCTTCAACATTGTATCCAATCTTTTTAGAAGCAGGTCCGTATCTCCATTTTGGGTCGCCAAAAACAGCCCACTCTCCGTATGAGCCTCTATCGGGCCACTCCCTGGAAATAAAGACTCGTCCTTCTTTATCAACTGCAGCCCATATCGCAGTATAGTTTCTTGCTCCTGCGGGGTCGACCACACAATAATTAGTAAATCGTCCTCTATTCTTAATATCTGGGAAGGTGTGTCCATATTTATTCGGGGTTTCTGATAATACATTAACTTCAGTATTAAACAATGGCAATAAGCTAGTCATTGATTTAACTGGCACGCCATATGCTCTAACCATAATTTCTTCTTCTGGTCTATTCTTTAGGTCTTTTGCTATACGCTCATAACCACCAAAGGGGTTTTCATCAGAATGAAGGTAAATTATACTTGCATCTCTTTCGGTGCTATATTGCTTAACTGGTAATGCTTTATCTAATAACTCAGCTTGTCGTGTTTCTAATGTTTCTGCTCCTCGTAGGTATTCATTTATAAACGGAGTGTACCCATCAATAGGGGTAAA